TTCGCTAGATACTTTAAGAAGTTCTAACGAAATCGACATTGCGTTCGTATTACAAGGTAAAGGCGATGATGCTGCAACAAGAGCAAACTATATTGTTTCTAACATCTGTGAAACAAGAAAAGATTGTGTTGCGTTTATCTCACCATCTAAGGAAGCTGTTGTTGACGAACTTAAAATGAATGCCAAACTTACTAACGTAATTGCATATCGCAACAAAGTTCAAAACTCATCTTATTCATTCATGGATAGTGGATACAAATACCGCTATGATAAGTATAACGACAAATATCGTTGGACTCCATTAAACGGTGATATGGCTGGATTAGCAGCTAGAGTTGAACCTTGGGAATCACCAGCTGGTTTCAGAAAAGGTGTAATCAAGAACGTTGTTAAGTTAGCATTTAACCCTAGCAAAACAATGAGAGATTTATTGTATGGTTCAGACGTTAACCCTGTTATGTCTCAAGTAGGTCAAGGTATTGTACTATTTGGTGATAAAACTGGTTTAGGTCTAACATCTGCGTTTGATCGTCTAAATGTTCGTAGGTTGTTTATCGCAGTTGAGAAATCAATCGCTACCGCAGCTCAAAGCTTCTTGTTTGAATTGAATGATGAGTTCACTCAAACACAGTTTAAGAATATCGTAGATCCGTTCTTACGTGATATCCAAGGAAGACGTGGTATTATTGATTACAGAGTAATCAGTGACTCAACTGTCAACACTCCTGAGGTAATTGACCAAAATAAATTCCGCGCAAGCATATTCATCAAACCAGCCCGTTCTATTAACGTTATCGAATTAACATTCGTTGCTACAAGAACAGGTATTGAATTTGACGAAATTGTTGGTCAGTTAACTTAAATAAATAAGAATAGAAAATAGGAGATTAGATAAAATGGCATTCAATATCAACCAGTTCAAATCAGAGCTCGTCGGTGGCGGTGCACGTCCTACCCTGTTCCAATGTCAAATCACTAACCCAATTGCTCCAGAAGCTGACATCAAAACTCCGTTTATGATCCGCTCAGCAGGTATCCCAGAATCAATTCTGGGGCAATTTACGGTACCTTACTTTGGTCGTCAGATCAAGTATGCCGGTGATAGAACATTCGCAGATTGGTCCGTGACCGTAATCAACGATGAAGATTTCGCAGTACGTAACGCAATGGAAGCCTGGTCAAACGCGATTAACTCGCATGACTCGAACACCAGAGCATTACCACAAGACTACAAGTCAACTGGACAGATTACTCAGTTCAGTAAAGATGGTTCAATTCTTAGAACATATATCTTTGAAGGTATGTATCCAGTCAGTATCGACGGTATCCAAATGGATTGGGCACAGTCTGATACGATTGAAGAATTCAACGTAACATTCCAATATGACTTATGGCGTGTTGAGGGTAACACCGGCATTCCAACTACTTAAATAATGAGAAAGTGAATTTATGAAAATTTTTGGTTTTGACATAAAGCGTGATACAGAGGAGGATGGTTTCGTACCGTCCTCTTTTGCTGAACCGCAAAATGACGATGGAGCTATCACCGTTGGTAATGCAATGGGTGGCTTCTATAGTACACTCTTGGACATGGAAGGAACTGCTAAAACTGAGTCGGAATTAGTAACAAAATACCGAGGTTTAGCACACCAGCCAGAAATCGCACAGGCTGTTGACGAAGTAATCAACGAAGCCATTAGTGTAGACACTGACGATAAAGTTGTTGAAATCCTTTTGGATGATACAGACTTACCAGACAAAGTTAAGAAAATGGTTATAGAAGAGTTCGATGGCATCTTGTCATTGTTAGATTTTTCTGTTACTGCATACGAAACGTTTCAAAAATTCTACGTTGATGGTCGTTTAAACTATCACGTTATTATTGATCCGGAAAACATTGCCGATGGCATTAAAGAATTACGATATGTAGATCCGCGTAAACTAAAACTTATTCGTGAAGTTGATAAACGCGAAAAGGATCCACATTCAGGTATCCCAGTTAAAAAAGTTAAGTCAGAATATTACATGTATTCTGAAACAGGTTTTGGCTCAAATAAAACGAGCTCAGCAAGTGGTGGTACACAAGGATATAAGATTGCTAAAGACTCTATTGCTAGAGTTACTTCAGGCGTAATGAATGAAAACAATTCATTAGTATTATCTTATTTACATCCTTCAATTAAACCGCTAAACCAGTTAAGGATGTTGGAAGATGCAACAGTTATTTACACTATTACACGAGCTCCTGAGAGACGAGTGTTCTACATTGACGTTGGCAACTTACCTAAATCAAAAGCTGAGCAGTATCTAAGAGATATGATGGTTCGCCATAAAAACAAGTTACAATATAACTCGTCAACTGGTGAAATTACAGACGCTCGCAAAATGATGACAATGACTGAAGACTTTTGGTTCCCTCGTCGTGGCGGTGAACGTTCAACTGAAGTTGATACGATGGCAGGCGGTAACGCTGCTGGATTAACAGACGATACGAATATGCAATACTTCCAACGTAAACTATACAAATCTTTAAAGGTTCCGTTATCTCGTTTAGAGCCAGAGACAATGTATTCGTTTGGTCGTGTTTCAGAAATTACTCGCGATGAATTAAAATTTAGTAAATTCATTAAAAGACTAAGAGCACGTTTTACAACCATCTTTACATCGATACTTGAAAGGCAATTACTACTTAAAGGTGTATTAACGCCAGAAGAATTTGCTGAAATCAAAAACGCTATTCGTTATGATTTCGTACAAGATAACTATTTCCAAGAGCTTAAAGAAGCTGAAATCACTCGTGAAAGACTCAGTACTCTACGTGAAGTTGAGGAACATGTTGGTACATACTATTCTAGAGAATGGGTATTACGCAATGTTCTCCGCATGTCAGAAGAAGAAATGGGTGACATGAAGGATCAAATTCAAGCTGAAGCCAAGGAAAACCCTCCAGAAGAGGCCGAGGAATAAAATGAGAACAACAAATTCATATAAATATATACAAACAAAATTAGGAGTTAAGTGATGAAAAGTTTTAAGAATATCCTTAGCGAAGTTGCTCAACCGAAATCTTCGGAAGAAAAAGCTTTCAAAGATCAACACGACCAAAAACCTGGGCAACATCCTGTAGCACCTGATAGTCAATTCAGTGGCGATATTGGAAAGCCAAAAGCTGCACGTCCTGCTGACCAAGAAGACGATGCTAATTACGATCAAGCTTATGGTGATAAACCAGCTCAAGAGCCTGTATTACGTAAAGGTCGTAAGTTCAGCCAATTTAGAGCAAACGAATCAAAAGAGATGGCTACACAGGCTGCGCTTGATAAAGCTACTGCTGCATCAAAAGAAGGCAAGAAAAAAGTTACTCTAGCTAAAGCTCCTTGGGATAAAAAAGAAGAAGTTACTGAAAAGGTTTCAGATTTAGCATTCGCTAAATGGAACGAAGCGTTATCAGGTAAACAGAAAAAACTTGACCATAACAAAAATGGGAAAATTGACGGACACGACTTCGCAATTATGCGTGCGCGAAAAAAGTCAAATGAGGAAGTTGAAGTAGTTGAAACGACTTCCTCGGCGATGAAAACTATGGTTACTCAAACAGGACCAGATGGTAAAACTCGTACTGTTAACAAAAAGACTAAAGTTGATCGTACAGATGATAAGGGTCAGGACGTTATTGGCGAAGAACGTCAACCAAAAGATAAGGATCCTAAACCAACAAGCATTAAGTCTATTACTACAACTAAAAGAAACCCAATGGCTAGGTTTAAAGACTCGGCTGCTAACAGACACAATCCACGTCCTGCAAACGAAGAAGCTATTAATGAGTTAGACAAGAAAACTCTTGGCAGCTATATTAAAAAAGCACATAGTGATAAAGACAGACAAGTTGCAAAAGACATGCACCACCAAGCCAAAGGCGATACTATGGATAGAGACGATGATATGTATCATCAGTGGGGTAAAGCTAATAAGGCTGCAAAGAAAGCAAAAAACAGAACAGCTGGTATTGCTAAAGCTGCAGACAAACTTGTGCGCAAAGAAAGCTTTACTGAAACATTAGACGAAGCGGTTAGAGTAGGTAACTTGAGATTAAAGAATGGCAAAAACGTAAAAGTGTCTAAACAAGATGCTAAACTTTTGAATGACTTTTATAAAAATCTCAATGCTAAAAACCGCAGAGACATGGAAAAGGTAATGATGAAAGACGACGCTGGATTTGAAGAAATTGTAGGGTTTGCCCGAGAAGCGTTATAAATAGATTTTTAAAGGATCAGAGATATGAGACTAATAACAGAAGTTGTAGAAGAATGTAACGTTGCTACTGAAATCAACGAAGAAACAGGCAAGAAATCCTATTTCATCGAAGGCATCTTTATGCAAGGCGATATTAAAAACCGCAATGGAAGAATTTATCCGTCGACGGTTTTAGAAAAAGAAATGGTCAGATACAATGCTGACTTTGTAGAAACAAAGCGAGCGCTAGGCGAATTGGGTCACCCAGACGGACCTACAATTAACGGCGATCGCGTGTCTCATCTTATCACAGAGATGAAACGAGAGGGATCAAACTTTACTGGTAAAGCCAAAATTCTTGGTACACCAATGGGTGAGATAGTCAAAACATTTATGGACGAGGGTGTTAAGATCGGTGTATCTACCCGCGGATTAGGTTCAGTTAAAGCAACGA